ATAGTTCTGTGACTCAGTTTCAGTCGTCTCACGGACGAGTGAAGATGTAACCAAAGAACCGTGCATTGCACTGAACAATGAACCACCGAAGACACCTGCTACGCCGAGCATGTGGAAGGGGTGCATGAGAATGTTGTGCTCTGCTTGGAAGACAAGCATGTAGTTGAAGGTGCCACTGATACCCAGGGGCATTGCGTCAGAGAAAGAACCTTGACCGAAAGGATAGACGAGGAATACAGCAGATGCTGCAGCGACTGGTGCTGAGTATGCTACACAGATCCAGGGACGCATACCTAAACGGTATGAAAGTTCCCACTCACGTCCCATATATGCATAGATGCCGATAAGGAAGTGAAATACTACGAGTTGGAAAGGACCACCGTTATACAGCCACTCATCAAGTGATGCGGCTTCCCAGATGGGATAGAAGTGAAGACCAATTGCGTTGGAAGATGGAACAACTGCACCAGAGATGATGTTGTTACCATACATGAGTGAACCAGCGACGGGTTCACGGATGCCGTCGATGTCCACAGGGGGAGCAGCGACGAAGGCGACGATGAAACAGATGGTTGCTGCCAACAGAGTTGGAATCATCAGTACGCCGAACCAACCGACATAGAGGCGGTTATTGGTAGAAGTTACCCACTCGCAGAAAGATTCCCACGAAGAGGTTGATTGTTGCCTTGAAAGAGTTGAAGCCATTGTTTTAAACAAAAAAGTAAGACCATCAGGGAATGGTGGAGTTACTATTTCCCAGACACCCTAAGTCCGGGATATGAAAGACGTTTTTATACACCCTAGAGGTCTTGGTTTGCGGGGTGTTACGAAACGTTAAGAAATGTTTTGATTCCTTAACTTGCCGATGTATTTAGTATAGCAGGTTGTGCTATGCCCGTCAACCCCTGAAAGATGAGTGATTATACTCAACTAGTAGGAGGGGTCTTCCGAACTGGGATCAGTATAGCACGTTTCTACCTCCCAGTGCTTCCAATCTACCTCTCTTTTTGCTATCATTTGTTCCAGTTCCTCAACTGTCATACACACTTTGACAGGTTTACTAGTCTCCTTGTCGTAGATATGGAACATTTGTGTATCAATCATTACTTATTTTAATATGGACAATAAAAAAGAGACCTTCTGTTATGTGGCAGAGGTCTCTTTAAGTGGCGACGATATGTCTTTATTTATTTAATTTGTAGGTGCCATGATAGGTGTCATGATACCGCCATCACCTCCACCATTATCATCATCAGATTCTTTGATAAGATATAGTAAAAAATTTGCTACCATGAATCCAACTACTAATGCTAGAAAGTTACTGGTGTCCATTTACCATACTCCGGGAATGATTTGTCCTGTAGTAGCATAAGTTCCAACAGCGATGATGAAACCAAGCATTGCCAGACGTGAGTTGAGGATCTCTGCCTCAGGTGTGAATCCGAATTTCATTTGTTTTGCTCCTGTGTTTTGTTGTAGATAATGACTCTGCCATTTTCATGAGTGAATACTAATTCATCATGATGCCCCCAGCAGAGTTCTTCGTATAGGGCATTTAATCTCTCCATGTCATCATAGAGTTGATTAGGATTTAACATCTTCCTCTTTGACTTCCCAAGACCCACCTACTCCACCTTCCATGTTGACAACAATGTCTTGTGGTTCAGTAGATTCCTGTGAATGAGGAGGTTTGTGCTCTCTATCCATGGGTTTAGATGATTCAAAAGGAGTGCGCGAAAGGTTTTTGATAACGATGAACGCATCCTTATTATATTTGCGAGTACCGTAAGGGGTTGCCCACTTTTTATTATACTCTTCACCTTGGTGGATACCAGAGACTACTGTGCCACCAACCTCAATTACGATGTTATCATATCGCACATCCCAACCGAGAGTTGCAATCTGATTCCAAAGATCTTCTTGTGTAAATTCCATCAATAAAGACTCTCTTCCTGTTCAGTCAAGACTACGCAATCACTAGTAGGATAAGATACGCAAGTCAGAATAAATCCCGACTCCATTTGATCGTCATCCAAAAACGATTGATCGCTTTGATCAACAGATCCACTCTCTAATTTACCAGCACAAGATGAACAAGCACCAGCACGACAAGAGTAATTGATATCTACACCTGCTTCTTCAGCAGCGTCAAGGATATACTGATCATCCTCACATGGGAAGGACGTTTCAGTTCCATCAGGTGCCTTAGCAGTGATATTAAAAGCCATTAGTAAGTTTCAGAAAGTTGTTCTACAGAATATGCCAGTGCTACTATGAACACGACACTTACCATTGTAAAGAATGATGCCGCCATTGTCAAGCTACTCCAAAAAAGAAGTTGCCTGTGATGGCATATGACAGGAAACCAGCAATAATGCCAAGCATTGCCCAGCGACCGTTTGCTTTCTCTGCTTTCTCAGCATAGGACTCATATCCATAACGCTCTGCGTCAGTCTTAGAGATATACATTTGAGGTTCTTTAGCAAACAAGTTTTGTTGTCCTTGTTCGTTGGTTGTAACGGTCATGATACGTTTCGTAATGAATCTTTACATAGTATATAGTAATTCTTAAGATCTGTCAAGTGATGTGTGCCACTTTGAACATAGGCACACCAACTAAATATATGAGGATCCGAAATTATACGCTATGAAGAAAATCCTTCCTATCGTAATGCTACTGATGACCACTTCTGCTGCTCAAGCAGGTGGACTTGTATCAAAACAATCTTCTAGTGTTCAACTAACTGTTGACGCTGCTAGATCAACTGCCGTAAGAGTGGGCAACTCCTATAGTATTTCAGGCACCAATGTTGGCACCTCAGATGGAACAACCTCTGGGATGATCTCAACTGGCACAATCACCAGTGGAGTATATTCTCCTGGCACGATTTCAGCAAATCAACTTTCAGCAACTAACGGAGAGTCATTCTCTTATAGCACCTCGTTTACCCAAGGTGATGCTATCCCAACTGCTGCTCCTACTGTAGGAGATGTTCCCAACTTCAGTAATGTAACTTCTTACACTGCTGGTTCTGCTGGAACTCTAGCAGGTACTGTAGGAACTTCAGGTGCTCTAACTGTGACGGCTGGTGGTGCTGGTACTACAGCAACAGGACAATTCGTTTCTGAGATTACTGTTATTGACTAAGGAGATAGATAATGAATACTATGATTCGTTGGTCTGTGATGTCTGTGGTGGGTGTAAGTGTCACACTTGCTCCTGCCCTGGCGGTCCCCGTGGTCCCAAATTTTACTCAGGGATCCATGACCAGCAGGACGGAGACCACTCAGAAGATAACTGAGACTATAAATTCTATGGATTATAACACTGGGTATCAGTATTCTGCTACTGGCACTGGTGTATCAGCATCTGGAAACCTATCACCAGGAACAGGTGCTACTAATGTAACTATTAATGGAGTGACTTCATCATGGACTGGAGCAACAAACAAACCACAGTTCACACAAACAGTACCAGGAGCAGCGTTTCAGTTTACAGAAACTTATCGCGGACCTGGTTTAAGCAACCAAACGATTATTCAAAGAGAAACCGACGTTATAAGCATAACAGATACTACAAGTATCTTCTCCCAATAACATTATTATTCGCTAATCCTTCTTATGCTGAAACTGTTGGTGGTGTCTCTGCTACTGCTAATCCTGTGGCTAATAGTTCAGGCTCCGTTACAAACCAAGCTATTCAAGTCCTTCAGGGACCATACATTACAAACACCTACGGTGGAGGTATACAATGTCAAGGTCCCACTCGCAATTTCACTCCGTATGTAACAGGTAGTGTCTCTGCTTCCAAACCGTTTGAAGGTTATTATGATGACCCAGTATATGATGTAACCGATAACTTTGGTGCCTACGATGCTGACGGGAATCCAATGGGAGATGGTATCTTAGATAATCCTGGTGATGTAAGTTTCTACAAAAGAACTAGGACAGGACAGAAGGATAACTATAGTCTAGGTGTAGGTTTCTCTATGACATGGAGCACACCTACAGATAAAAAGTTACAAGATCTTTGTAAAGAAGCAGCAACTTCTAACATCGCAATGATGAAACAACTGACTGCTAATAAAAGATTAGACTTTGAGATTGCTCGCCTTAAGAATTGTGGTGAGTTAAAGTTAAAAGGAATTCAATTCCACCCCAAGTCACCATACTATGGTGTATGTGCTGATGTCTTAGTAAACAACCCACCAGGACATAAGCATCCACACTACCACAATATCCCTAGCGTTTCTTCTTCCTCCTCGGGAAGACAGAACGAAGCTCCTTCACAGCATGATTCATCTGACGCTGCTCTGCTAGGCGCTCCCCTACAGACAAAATAGGAGGTTTCTTACCACGTAAGGTAGAAATCTTTTTCATAACTTTCTTAACCGCTGGTTTGACTGCTTTCAATAGCAGATCTGCCAGTGGTTTTGCTATGAGTGCTGATGATGTAGCGATGACAGCAATACCACCCACCTGCATAACCTGTCCACCACTAGGTAGACCAGCAACAATTTGTGTGGGGAGTCCTACTGATTCTGTTATCTGAACACATGTCTTATCGATGAGTTCATAACCAGTAACTCTCTTTCTAAATCCTTCCACTAATGTTCCTACAGGTTCTTGTGCCTGCTGTACCTTAGTAGGACATTCTATTTTGGCAGTAGGTGGTGGAGGTGGGGGTGGTGTATCTATTTTTGTTTCTGGTGGTGTAGGTTTATCTGGTGTTCTGTTATCCACCTGAGGTGGACCAGTCATAATCATCTGGTTTGGTTCAAAAGAAAGAGGATTAAAATTGGGAACACCAGAATCGCAAATTGTAACCACACCATTAGGATCATCCGTTCGTAATTGATTATTTTTAGCAGTATTAGTTTCAGTCGCCTCAACACACCCTGGTATATTAACCACAGGCACACCAATGTTTACAACTACTGGAGCTGCTAGTGGTAGTGATGTTGAAGTGCTATTAAAGTCATAGGTAGGGATAGTATTAATTTGAATATCATTAATACGAATATCCCCGCCTGTAATGATGGGTATCTCAGGCATTAGTCTTCAAATAATTTAAAAATTCCTGTCCAAATAGAATGGAAGAATACATACAAGAAAAATGTTTCAGTTGCGTCTTTCTTTGCTTGCTTCTTATAGGTCGATTGTGCCATGATAATATTATAATAATATTCACAGTTATTTAACAATTCTCAGAAGATTCTCAGTTAGCAGTCATTAAATACTGATCCAACTGTAGAACCTAGTGATGACCCTGCTTTCTGTCCTAGTAGCAGTGCCCATCCACCTGCCAACCAACCCACGTAAGGGACGCTAGCAAGGGCAGGAACAGCAACACCAGCAGCAATAGCACTACCCGCCATCGCACCTTGACTTCGTGCTCCAGCGTCCGCCACTAAACACTCTGCTTGTTTGGCAGTTAACTTTCCCTCGTCATCTGTTGCACCCCCTAGGTTACGAGTACCTTCACGGGTGAACTGATCACGACGCCATTCGTTTCTGATTTCAGATCCACCACCAAACAATCCTCTCCTCTCTTTGTCAACATCTAGAGACCTTTCGGACTCCAAAACCTTAGGATCGTCAGCACGGAATTCAATTTCATAACCATCCTTACCTGCCTTAATCTTATAAGAAGAGTAAGGACCATGGGGGATGTGAAATGTAGGAGGTTGAACCACAGGTTCAGGTTCCTGCCTGAAAACATATCCAAGCAGACCTATGTGTGCTACAACAAATACTCCACCAACTGAATCGGCAACGATCTTAAGTTTATTCATGGTTAGAATGGCATAGTGGGACTAGGCACAGCAGGACCAGTCATCTCAGGGACTCCTGGAATAGCAGCATCTACCAGTGATGGTAGTGCTTCTGTAATTGCTTCAGTGATAGCAGCAGTTACTCTCTCCCTTGATTGCTCGATTAATGTATCCTTTTGAACGTAAAGATAAGCACCACCCCCTAAGACAGCTAAAGAAACTAAACCAGATAACAACGCTACACCATTAATCAATTTTTGCATCTTTCTTCTCCAATGTAGGTGCTTGCTTTGAATCATCCTTCTTCTTAGAAGGCATGACACCAAACGTAGCTAATGTACCAGTAAAAACACTGGCGATAAAAGTTGGATCGATATTTTTCTGAGGAACACCAGGAACAGTTACATAATTAAGAGTCAGAATTGCTGCTGACCAACCAAGAATAATAACTCGGACGAGAGTTGATACACCCTCATCCGCCCACTCAAATTTGTTTTCCTTTTTGGCTTCCTCTTTCTTCTGTGGATTTGATTCCATGAGTAAAGAGTTAGGCAGCTCTATTTATCACTCAGCAGGTGTTTCTTCTTGTGCTGCTTGATATGCTGCTACAACTTCTTCAGTCCATAAAGTTGTAGCGACGGCAGCAACTCTATCATCTTCATTGCTTACATCATCACCAGGAGCAATTACGTGACGATGGAAAGTAGAAGCAACTTCCACACCATCTTTAAGAATCTGATCTCTTCTTCTTACTTGAATACATCCGTTGAGTAGAACTTCAATTTTATCTACTACTGATTTTTCTTGTAATGCCATTAGGATTGTTCTCCAAACTAAACAGGTTTAGGCAGAGGTATTTATTGATTGTTTTAAGTTGACCTGTAAACCGCAAATCCATCGAAGTTGTCAGCACCGTTTATGGGACCGCCGTTATCATATCTACGTAGTGTGCTAATCCGACTGTTTATTATCCCTTCACATTGAAATAAAGATCCAGTCGCTCCACTTCGAGCATTACCAGCGTTGGAGTATTGAACTGTGCCCTCGGCAGGAAACGGTAATCCCGCAACTCCTACATTAAATCCACCAGAACCAGATATTGCAGTGTATCCTGTTTCAAACTCAAGAAAGACCATTTTACCAATTTTTACATATACTCCAGCTCCAACACCATCATCAGTAATAGTACGTCCACTTGGATTATAAGTAAGAACTGTTGTAGGAGTCCAAGTGCCTTCCTCATAATCATCAAGCACCTCACTAGACATTCCAGTGGCGTTGGCATTAGCAGAGAAGTCAATACCAGTTCCTGCTGTTGAGAATTTTAGGTTACCATTAGCAATTTGAACTTGACCACTAGAAGTTATCCTCATTCTTTCAGCAGTGTTATTACTACCGTCAGATGTTGTTCTAAATACCAATCTGCCTGGATAATCGTTGGTGCCGCAAACTCCATCTGCTATACAGTCAATCCCTGCATATTTTCCAGGTCTTGTGTCACCAAATAAAATTCTTCCAACTGGTTCTCCAGCTAGACTGACTTCTGTGACATCACCGTTTTCATCTTCAGCAACAATATTGATACCATTTCTAATATGAGCAGTAGCGTTCACATTATATACAGTATCCATTCCAACTAACAGATTACCGCCAAATCCTGAAGTTATACGAACTCTTTCGGAACCACCTGCGTCAAAAGTAACATTACCACCGGTCCAAGCTAGATTATTACTACCATCAATCTCTAACGTATTGCTACCCTCAACTAATCTATTAGTAGGAGTGGAACTCAGTCCAATCCACTTATTTGGATTTACCTGAACACATTTGTATGTAATAGACCCAGCAATGAATGTATCATTTAAAGTAGGACTTGCTGGAAATACAATTGCCATTTTATTTTAAACTAGAGATACCCTGATGTATTTATTACTTAGCGTTAGCTGTTTGGAATGGCGACTCAGCAAATGCCATGAAGATATATGTTGTTCCATCTTGGTTTTGGTGTGCATCATCATCTCTCAATTTAAAACCATTAGATAGGAAATCCATTCCAGTTTCAGTTGTTTCTGGTCCAATATTAACTGGAAGAATATGTTTATTATTTTGGTTGGTTGGACATCTTGAAGAATCAAGTAATCTCCAATTTTCATTACCAGAACCGTTAATTTTTTTAATCAAAACCCAAGCAGGTTTAAATCCACAATACACAAAGGGTCCATCATTATTTCCATTTCCAACATAACTAGAAATTTTACTAAAACCTTCTATTTCTGCCCACGAATAAGCGATATAATTATTACCACTTTGGTTGAACCAATTGTATACATTGTTATTAGTGTCAATAACACTAGAACTAGATGATTGAGCAGCTGCCCCTCCCCAAACTGAGGACATATCTCCATATTCCCAACTACCTGATGCGTTTGTCATTACAAACCAAGGAGTAGAAGAACTGCTTCTATTCTTAATCATAACAAATTTTGGAGCAATTCCCAAACCATGTCCAAAGGTGTAATTTCCCGTGCTACCAGAATAAGCAGCAATACTAAACCCAGCATCCTGATTAGCACTCACCTGTGATGTGATAGTTCCATCAGTGTTTAATACTGCGGCACCACCAGCCTTCCAACACCAGGCAACATATGGTTCACCATTAGCATTTTCA